CTATTTGAGCACCCCACCAAACTGCTGCACCTACTTGTGCTGCTAAGAATGTGAGTAGTGGAATTGGTAAATTTTTCATTTAGGAACCTCCTGTCTATAATCTTGCTTAGGAACTACAAGACCCTTGACAGGTCCAGAAGTCTTAGGCCAAGCATTAATTAATTGTATATATACTTCCTCTCTGACCACCTGCCTAATTGCTTCTATCTTAGCATCCTCTCTTTTTTGTGGACCACCTTGCATCTTATCTATCTGATGATTACCACCAACAAAAGCACCAGTTCCTAGAACTGCTGTTGCTGTTGTGATTGATGCTGCTTTTTGTATGTCCATTATTTCTCCTTGATATTATATTCTATAACTATTTTATTAGAAGATCTACCTTGAGAGTCTAGAGTTGACCACTCTTTACTCGACCAAAGACCCATTTGCTCTCCTGATTTCACGTAAGTCTTCAAAGTTTTTAGATTTAGTTCCTCCGTCATAAGCCCAAGCGTAACCCTCCGTAATCATTTGTTCATTAAGTGAGACTGCTGCGTCCCCAACGTATAACCACCCCAAAAGGCGACCATACTTACCGACCCCACCAACAAGCTCAGTCCTAATAAGTAGTTCGTCATCACCCTCAATAGTAGATTCGAGTTTATCTTTAAGCCAGTTTGTCGCATCGATTCCTAATTCCTTTTCTTCTAAGTTTCTTGTACGTTTTTCTGGGGTATCAACTCCTGCAATTCTTACCCGTTCTTTCTTGAATAAATCGAATCCAAGATCGATGGTGACATCTATCGTATCCCCGTCTAATACTCGGTTGATTTCTGTCACTCGGAAGTTGTAACAACTCTTCCGACTTGGGGGTGTCATCGCTCCCATCTTGATACTCCATAAGTGTATTATTTAGCATCTCCTCAACTGGAGTTCTTTCTTGTTCAGAATTCCAGTTTCTTATCTCCTGAATCATTGTGTTCGGATTCAGAGGAGAGGTCACTATGTACAATGGGGTTAGGATTCCAATCATCATATTTGAATATCCAGTATATTGTAACACATACTCCTACAAGAAGTATAGCTATCATAATATTTACACTATGAACAACTTCACTCATATACTTCCCCAATCTCCCAACACTTTATACCTTCATCTCTAATAATATCCACAGTAAGTTCCATACGATTAGCAGGAACTACTACACAATATCCAATACCAAGATTAAATACTCTCTTCATCTCTTCCTCATCTACATTACCCTTAAGTTGGATCTTCTTAAAGATCTCTGGTGTTGGCCATGCATTGTAATCTACACGAGCAGTTAATCCTTCAGGCAAACATCTAGGTAGGTTCTCAATAATACCACCACCTGTAATGTGTGCCATACCATATATCCAATCCCCCTCATCTAACAATCTCTTAACCACAGGTGCATAGATTGTAGTAGGTGTAAGTAATTCAGGATGATCAGCGTAAAATATCTGATGTCTAGTCAACAAATAATTAACCATACTATATCCATTACTATGAAGTCCACTACTTGCTAGACCAATAATTCTATCACTTGGTTTAATACTCTTACCATCTATAATTTTCTTTTTCTCCACTATACCAGTACAAAATCCTGCCATGTCATAATGAAGTTGTCTTGGATGTTCAGCAGTCTCTCCACCAACAAGATTACAATCTGCGATTTCACATCCCCTCATAATCCCTACCATAATATCTGCCACATTGCTATCTACTCTTTGAGTAGAAATATAATCTAAAAAATATAATGGGTTAGCACCACATGTAATCACATCATTGACACACATAGCAACTAAGTCTTGACCAATAGTTGTATAGTCATTTGCAACTTGACATATGTTAAGTTTAGTACCAACACCATCAGCACCAGAAACTAAAATGGGTTCATCATATCCTGATGGTATCTTAATCATTCCACCAAACCCACCAATACCAGGTGCTTTCTCTCTAAGTTTTTCTACGAATTTGTTACCAGCATCTATATCAACACCAGCAGTTTTATAATCTAATACAATACCCTCTTTCTTAAAATCAAGTGTCATAGTACTTTTTTTCCACCATACTTTAAATATAATCGTTTTACTTGCTCTTTGTCAAGTCCACATAGATCAATAGAATTATATAAAGATCTACGAATACATTCTTTATCAGAGATGGGAGGCATAATCTCCCATCCTTGTTCGTCATAATATTTTTTAGACATATGCTTGTGCGGCTAACCATGTAGATAGTCCTAAAGACGTACCCATTATAGTTAGTCTACTCATCCACCACATGATTTCGTGTTTATGTTTTGTCATCTTAACGTCCCATAGGAATTCCTGCTGCCATAATATTATAGAGACTGTCCAATGCAGATTCATTTGTACAATAACCAATAAAAGAAGGATGCTCCTTTAAATAAGGAACATCCTCCTTTGCCTGTTTCATTGCATTATATGAATTTATTGCGTACTCGCAAATTTCATAATGCCTGTTTTCTGTGTCGTGATAACCGACTGTGTAATGCTTTTGTTGTGTCAGGGGCATGATTTTTCAATCCCATACTAACCGTATTTATAGCATGGATTGAGTAATTTTGCCTATTTTGGTGTGGACTCCAACACTCTGTTAGAGAATCAACGCTCCAATCACAAACCCTTTAGCAAAGGTAAGACAAAGCATTTGATAATCAGTTAACTTAAACTTCTCCTGAAACTTCTTTGTCCACTTCTTATCCCATTCTTTTGCATGATACAGAGCATGTGCCACTGGGTTCATTTTTTCGTGATCTTTACAAGACATCTTTTTAAAGTTGATAAGGTTTTTCGTCTGTGCTAATCTTAATCGGTGCTTGCTCAATTCTTATTGTTTGAGTAGGACCAGTCTGAGATGCTTTTTCAATTAACAACTCAAGATCTTTCTTACTAATACCACCACCACCGTTACCATTAACTGCATTACCATTTTTATCCATCTTCATAGTGCCATCACCTTTCTTAGATGCAGTCTGAATTCCGAAGCTAGCTAAAACTCCAGTGAAAACTGAGGCAATAAAAGTTGGATCAATTTTTTGTTGTGGTACACCTGGTATGGCAACATAATTTAAAGTCAATATTCCACCCGACCAGGCAAGGACGGTGATGCGAACAAATGTACTAATGATTGCTGCTTGTTCATCAGCATCAGGTAGTATAGCATCTTTTGCTTTTTGAAACAACCCTTTCTTCTCCTCTTTGGGTTCTTCTACCACTTCTTCTTTAATTTCTTCTGCCATTCTATTAAAGCAACTAGCTTATTTAGAAACTAGGAACTCCTAAACCACCAGAGGGTACAGGTGCAGAAGCTTGTGGTTGTGTTGGTGCAAGATCATTACTACCTAAAGGAAGTGAACCTCCACCCAATCCAGCAGCACCTCCCAAAGATCCAGTGACTGCTTCCATAACCTGAGATTTAACTCCATCAATGATGGATGCGCGATTGAAGTATACGTATAACCCACTACCAACAACGGCAACAGATACAGTAGTAGACGCAACAGCAAGTACATTAATTATTTTTTGCATGATAATTATTCGAGTGTTTTATTTATAAACGACTGTCGGTAAGCATTATAATAATCAACAACACCAGCACTTATGACATATTTTTCTGCCCATTCATCAGCACATTCATAGATTGCCTTGTTATTACCTTCATGAGAATATTTTTTAAGAAGTATGGTTAATACCTCTCTTCTCAATTTCATTTTGGCGTCTGAGTAAATGTCTTCAGTCATTCATCTCACGTAGTTTTTTTTCCAATTTGATACGTCTTTTAACTGACTTAGCATAAAGAATATCCTCTTTAGTATACCACTCAGGATGCTCCTTTGCAAGTTTTAATAATTTTTTTGCTGCCTTTTTGTCCTTCATTAATTACTCTAAGTTTTCCTCTTGATCTGTGAGTATTACACAATCAGATTCAGGAGTAGCAACACAGAGGAGAGTCCATCCCTCTTCCATTTGTTCTTCATCTAAAAATGATTGTTCATCATTATTTACCTCTCCTTCTAAAACCTTACCTAAACATGCTGAACAAGCTCCTGCTCTACATGATGATGGTAAATCTAAACCTTCTTCTTCTGCTGCGTCTAATATAGGTGTATCATCTGGACAGTCAAAAGTAGTTTCTGTGCCATCTGGTGACTGTAGTGTTATGGTATACGATGCCATGTAATTTATGCGACAACCGTATTATTTAATCATCCATCATGTACGCCATCATAGTCATGAACATGGTTGTTGTCATTATAACACCAACAACTACCATGAATACCATTTGATATATTTCTGTAAAATTAATCATTAGACGTATGCGATATTTGGGACGTAAATAATTACACCAAATATTATGAGTAAGAGAGAAGTTTGAATAAAGGTTTTCATTAGATTAGACCTAAAGAACCTGCTGTGAAACCTACTCCACAGAAGAATGCAAATTCCAAGATGCCATGTGCTGACGGTGGAATTTCTAGTATTTTTGATTTTAAACGAGTCATTTAAGCTTGTGCTCCTCAGCTATGGTTTGTTAACTGTAAAATGATTGAAATATATTTCCGTTAACTGCTGTGTATAGAACTACTGAGATAAAGATTGCTTGATACATGAGTGAGTAATAATACTTATATAATATTATATAGGTATTTTTACCTTAGTGTCAAGAGTAATATGACACCTATTACACCGACCATTGCTAATCTACCATTCCAAAGTTCAGCGAATCTCCAATATGGATGATGCCAGTCCATTATGCACCTGTTGGTGCAGTGGCATATTGCATTTGAGTTTGTGTAACTCTTATACCTTTACCACCATCTTGATCGTCATCGTCATCATCCCTCAATGCACGAAGAAATAATTCTATTCCTACTAACAATGTCATTGGATAAAATATCCATAGTATTGCTGTGAATGATGATACATCACTAACTGCTTGGAATTCACCCATATGTTTTTGTTCTTATTGTGTGCATTTACGAATAATTATTTAGATTTGTAAAGTTCTAAGTGACGGTAGTGAAAACCGAAAAGGTTGCCGTAGAAATTACCAGAAAAGGCAAGTTTATTGCCACTAGTATTTTTACTAAAGTAGATTTAGTAATCGTAAACAACCTACAAGTCATTAGAATATACCAGGTATAATTTGTCCTGTTGTTGCATATGCTCCGAATGCTGCTACGAATCCTAGCATTGCCATCCAACCATTAAACTTTTCTGCTTCAGGTGTCATTAGTTTTGTCCTCTAAAAGGTGAATTTGAATATGCTTTATTAACTGTATAAAGCGTGAATAGTGCTACCGCAATACCAGCAAATCCTAGAAGAAGGATTGGTGATGCTGGAATATCATAAGTCGGTACGTTCATTATACGAAACCAGGTATTATCTGACCTGAGAATGAGTAAGATACAATAAGTGCTCCACATCCAACGATGGCTGCTATGCCATTCCATTTCTCAGCAATAGAAAAATCTACTTTGTCGTCTGTTTGTGTTTTTGTTTGCTTTGTCATTAGATGATACCAGGAATAAGGTTGCCAGTTGTTGCGTATGATGCACAGAGTACAATGAATCCAATCATTGCTGCACGTCCGTTTGCTTTTAAAAAGATTTGTTTGTTAGACATTAGAATATACCAGGGATGATGTTGCCAGTGAAAGCGTAGGAGCCAAGAGCAGCAATGATACCAACCATTGCCCAACGACCATTTTGTTTTTCTGCATTTTCGTTCATTTTCTTAGATTGAATAGGGGTAGAATTGTAAGAGACCTTTTATCTCAAAAGATGCCTGGAATAATCCAGCCAGTGAAACCGTAGTTGACAACTGCGGCAACAAAACCCATCATCGCTAGGCGACCATTAGTTTGTTCTGCTTCTTGCCAATAGGTTTTGATTTTTGTAGTTGCACTTGTCATTTAGAATATACCAGGAATGATTTGACCAGTTGTTAGATATGCACCAAGTAATGCTACGAAACCAAGCATTGCCCAACGACCATTGGTTTTCTCTGCATTAGCAGCATAACCTTCGTAGTTGGCATTCTCGTCAACCCAAGGTGCTACTTCTGCACCGAACATGTTTTGCTTGCCGTATTCAGTAGTTGTGTACTTGTCGGCAGTTGAAGAAGTCATTTTAACTCTTTTGTTAAGTAACGTAACATAATTATATAGCAAACATTAAATGTTGTAAAGAAACTTTACATTAGTGGTATCCGAACAATAAAAAGGAGGTCTTATGACCCCCATTAGATTAATTTATGTTAACTTATGTTAAGTTGATCTTGACCCTACACGGGGTTCGGTATCTGGCACTTCATGTGGATCCATCTTTCCTTTTGGTAAGTAAGCCAATTCACGCATGGCACGAACTGAGGGATCAGTTGTAACATTAGTGGGCAGTCGTCCAAGAGCGACATTATCATAGTTAAGTGAGTGCCTGTCAAATGTAGATAGTTCATATTCCTCTGTCATACTTAAACAATTGGTAGGGCAGTATTCTACACAATTACCACAGAATATGCAAGCCCCAAAATCAATTGAATAATTTCTTAATTCTTTTTTCTTTGTCTGTTTGTTCATCACCCAGTCAACGACTGGTAAATTAATCGGACATACTCTAACACATACCTCACAAGCAATACACTTGTCAAACTCGTAATGAATACGACCACGATATCTCTCCGATGGTATTAATTTTTCATAAGGATATTGTATGGTTACAGGTCTCCTTCTCATATGATCAAAGGTTACTTCTAACCCTTGCCACATATACTTGGCAGTATCTTTAATTTCTTTTAGGTAATTAAAGATTGCTTTCATGACATTGGATGAAATAAAAGATCTGGAAAGAAGTAATTAAACTCTATGAGAATTACTGCTGTAATGGTCAACCATATAGTTGCTACCACTGGGGCAGATCTAAACCATTTAGTCCGAAATATTTTAAATAGATTTCTCATCGTCTACTAGAACTTTGTGGGCAGTGCCATAACCATCATAGTTATCAGTATCATAATACCCTCCTTTGGTTCCAAAGTAAAGTGATAGTCCCACGAATGGTATTGCTGCAAGTATTAGAAACGTTTCAAAAATCATCAATAAGTCGAAGTTATTACATATTATTTATTATACAGGTGCTCTTATCTCTAGTCAATCTCTTCCACACACGCATCACTGAAACTTTCTGCTAAGTCTCCACCAATCTCTGCACCTTCATTCATGCCGATCATCGAAGCAGCACCAGCCAAAACCCAACCAACAAAAGGAACAGAGGAGAGACCAGAACCAGCAGCAGCACCAACGCTACCACCAACGATTCTTCCTGTTGATTCTCCACCACCTCTTGCTTTGATGCATTCAATGGTCTTGGCACTAGGCTTCTTTTCGCCTTCTCCTGTAAGTCCTGATGGATCTATCCAGGCACTTCTAGTAGAGACTGGACCGTCATGATGCTCTGCACCATCCATCGTATACTCTTTATAGATTTCAGTAGATTGACCCTTACTAAACAATCCTCCTTTACCAGGTATAGTTTTAGTACTAATCATAACTTTAGGATCATTAGCATGATACTTTATCCTATACCCATCAGTTCCTGCTTCAACTTCATAAGAAGTATACTCACTCACAGGTATATTGAGTTGAGGAAACTTACTCTCTGGTTTTCTATTAGCAATAATACCAATCATACCTAGATGAGAAAGACCAAGTAGACCACCCGCTCCAAGAGCAATCCACTTAGTCCATTTTATATCTTTAATTTCCATTTTCAGACATAACGAGTGTTGTATATGTATATAGCAGATTAATAATCTGGGTTTTCATTTGACTTTATCCACTCAGCATTATTTTTACAATATGCATCAGCATCTATCTCCAT